TGTAATTGATTATTGCCTTTGTATAATGGATGATCTGTATCACCTGTTGTAACCTTGAAGAACTCATAGGTTGCCATTACATCATTCACACAATATCTCATTGTAACATCTATCTCTTCTTGAGTCATGTCACGCTTTGTATGATGAATAGGCATTTCCTCAATGTTCTCAAGGTCCATCTCAAACTCTAGTCTCTTCAGGCTGACCATACGATTCTTATTGTCGTAATGATTTACCTTGAACAAGTCTATCTGTTTGAACGACAAATCCTCTTCACGATATTCTGGGAACTGTTCGTAATTAGCATCGTCAATTACATCTTGAGCTTTCTGTGCAATCTTAGCACATACTTCTAAGCCACTATGTTCATACCAATTGTTGTAATTACGCAGTACCCACTCTACCACTTGAGCATCAAAACGAAGATTGTTATAACCCACCCAATAATAGTCTTTTTTGTCAAGTAATAGTTTGACAAATGCATCAAAATTATCATGCCATTGACTAATTAGGAAATCATAATGCTCATCTTCTTTTGGATCATAGACATGTACAAGAAATAGCTCTTGCATTGTCTCAATATCATAAATCAATACGTTCATGAATGTATTATTGGTGTGATTCTAAGGATATCCATCCTGTTAAAATGTATTTAGTTTTGGTTTCACTAACCTGTCCACGATGTGTATGAGTCCAATCAGCAGGGAAGAATAATAACTTACCTTGTTCTGCTGGCTCTATATGCTTTTGAAACATAAACTCTGTACCACCATCTTCAACATCATTTAAATAGATCATCCATACAAATAGTCTAATCTTTTTAAGTGTTGATTCATAATGCCAAGCTTTAAATCCTTGACCTGGAAGATATCTTTGAATATTATATGCATCAATGTTAACTCTAGTATTTAGAAATATGGGAAACTTATCCATATATCTATACATCTCATTAATCATTTTATCAACAATATCATCAAGCTTATCACCATACAGTCTTTTAACTGTACTATCATTCTCTTGAGCAATATTAAAGTCTGAAGATTCTTTTACAGCAGTATCTATTCCTCCACCAATATACCCATCAAATGAATATTTATCATTTGCTTCGAATATATCAATAATCTCCTCACATTCTTGTTTAGTGAGGAGATTCTTTCTGTGAATAAAATCTACTAATTCCATTGCTCTAATGCTGTCCTGGTTTTATTAGTCTTGATCTCACGTAAGTTATACTTTTCAAGATATTGTCTCTTGCTACGCATATGCTCAATCTGTAATTCTTCATCAACAGATTTAAATACATTGATGATAGCTTTAATCACCTGTGGTGATTCTATTTCTGGTGCTTTGTTGTTCATAGTTCGATTAATTATAGCAGACACCACTATGATGCCTGCAAAAGTTAAAACATAAAATACTGGATGTAGTTTAGTTATCGTCTCCATCATATCCATCTTTAAATATATCAATACCTTCGATTAGTTCCTCATTGGTCACCCAATCAGGCACTGGTACATCTTTAGCTACAGGTTTATCGTTGTATGTTATTAATCTAACATTTTCGATATCTGTCTCTTCATAAGGTGGATCATAATAATCTCCTCGATCATATGAATGAATCCAATTAACTTTAACTTCACACCATTCTTCATCATTGTCTGGATGATAACATGTTATATACGAATGTCCTGAAATCTGTGTCATAGTATAATGATTGCTTTATCGTTTAACATTACAGGTTTACCTGCAGCATTTGCTTGTACATCAACTATCTTTCCCATATGTTCAGCAAGTAGAGCAGCAGGAGCATTAATCATATTACCTCCTTTTTGAACTACCCATGCCATACGATTAGAAGCTACTATTACATTGTTTGCATCATCAACTAATACAGGATTACTTTGATCTTGTACTGTCAGCTTTAACTTGATTGTTTTCATAATATTTTAATTGAGATTTTAGGTTTCTTCTGTCTAGCTCTGGATAATTCTTATAGGTGGTATCACTAGTAGTATTTTTAAAAGGGACACTAACAACAATAACAATACCATATAAAAATGTGGCAATTCTAATACAAAAGTATAAGATTATGACTGTTAGTATTACTGCTGTTGCTCTGTCCTTTACCATCCTCTTTCTGATTTAGGGAGTATTAATATACCACTTTTTGTGTATTTACCTGTTAACTTCTCTGGAACGTAGATGTCTTCATCAACCACTATACTAAATGGCTCCTGATTATAATTGTTAAAGTCATCATGACTAAATCTTCTACTATCTGGAACACCTTCTTGTTTAATCTCGATGAATATCATTAGACCCACTATCATTAAAAATCCAACAATAATTATGAAAAATGTCATCACCCATGACAACATTTCTGCTTTTTGTTCATCGCTCATTAATCCAAGAGTTTAGATATTACACTACGTTCAACTTGGTCCTCAATATTCTTGCGAGCTCTCTCAGCTGCTACAGTAATCTCTACATCTGTAAACAGATAAGGATTATACTGTCCATTGCTATTTAAAATTACAGCTTGATATGTATTATTAGCTGCCTTCTTCTTGTCCTGGTTCTTAACCTTTACAAGTTTACCCACTCTAGTTTTAATCATTATTTGTTTGGTTTAATTAATAATTCAGTTAATGACTCTTTTGATCCTAATACAGTTGGTACAGTATTAAATGCTAAACACCATCTATCATCATTTGTAGCCATTTGTGGTACAGAGTGTGGTAGATAACTAGGAAATAATAATATTTCATGATTAGCAATTGGTATATTAGCAACAGTTTGAACGTATGGATTACCTGACATTAAAGCAGGACTGACCTGTGGATCTAATCTATATACTGTTGATCTATCTACATCAGGCTTATAAAACTTTATCAATGTACTGTTGTCTGGTACATCCATATAATACACACCTGAGATAATAGAATTGTTATGATAGTGTGCATGTGTACCACCACCTTTTACATTCTTATTAACCCAACTCTGTGTTATCATGATGTCACCATCAATAGCTAGTCCATGTACATAAAAATCTTTAACCTCTTTCTCAATATATGCTTTAAGCTTCTCCATACCTGGTAAGTCTAAACAATATGACTCTATTGATTTAAAATGATTAAGATCTTTAGTAATATCACCTGGATATACAGTCTCAAGCTCAAGCTGCTTTAATTTCCATATTTCATCTTGGAAATACTCCTGTACTCTTACTCTGAGTACAGGAGTTGGAAATAAACTCATTATTTCTAAGTTTTCCATTTATTTTAATGTTTCAAATAGTTCTTTTAACTTACCTTCTTCTTGAGTTGCAAGTATAAAGTGTTTTTTATTATTATTTAGATTTTTCATAAACTTTTTATGATCATAGTTTACAGAATTCTTACAGAAGCTTACATATTCTGAACATAAATAGATATTTTCATGTCTAGTCTGACGTTTTAAAACAGCTAATACATCTGTTAATTGATCAATCACTTGAACAACGCGCTCTTCTTCTACAATTCTAAACTCACCATTCTTTATTTTTTTAGTAATAGGTGAATTACCAACACGATTAGGAGGTATTTGATTAGCTAATATTGTAGCCAATACACTAAACTCTAAATCATAGATGTTAAAATAGTTATTAAGCTTTACATAATCATTTTCTAATGATGCCCATGCAGTAACATAATCTTGCAATGACCAAGTCTTAGATGATGCATTTAATAGTGCAATCTGCTCAACTAAATCTTTCTTATCTTTAACATCAATAAATACATATGGTATATCCATACCAAGACGTAACAATGCATTAAATAAATGTTGACCATCTACAATGTACCAACCTGGTTTACCATCAATGAATGATATATTAGCTATAACTATAGGTCTTATTACACCCATCATCATTAGCGCCTGTGCTAATTTTGTAACATGATAAGGAATAATAGGTCTATTAATACCTGCTAAATACTTAACTGATTTCTTACTTTTGTCTGTTATCCAATTCTTGAAGTTTTCTTTTGTCAATCCTGGATTTTCTAATTTCAACGTTTTTTTCATCATTTCTAGTTTTAAATTGTGTTTCTTGTTTATTAAATCATTTCTTCGTTATTGAATGTGTTGTATTCCCAATCATCATCGTCATCAATGTCATCAAACT